ATTAGACCAAATGATTGAGGCAGTAGCAGACGCAGCGACAGGGGAATTTGAACGCTTAAAAGAGTTTGGAATCAAGGCAAAGTCGCAAGGTAATAACGTAGCATTTACTTTTCAAGGTGTAACCACTACGGTTGGCAAAAACTCGAAAGAGATTGAAAAGTACTTGATGGACATAGGCAATACTAAGTTTGCAGGGGGCATGGAGGCGCAAAGCCAAACAGTAAACGGTAAACTTAGTACACTAAAAGATAACTTTGCACAAGCGGCGGCAGCTATTGGTAATACTTTACTACCCGCTATAAGCTCAATATTTGAGACTATAACGCCCGCTTTGGAGGCTATACAGCACTTTGCACAAGAGAATCAAACGGTGGTTAAAGTTATTGCAGCGGTGGGAGTTGGTTTATTGGCGTTAGGCGGTATTTTTAAAGTAGCAAGCGGTGCAATTAGTGTAATTACAACCGTATGGAAGGGATTGAACTTTGTAATGTCTGCATTTAGAACCATTATGATAGCAGTAAACTATGTTTTTGCGCTTAATCCTATCCTTGTGTCGGTATTGGCTATTTCAGCAGCTATCTATTTAATATACCGCAATTGGGACACACTTAAACCGTACTTTGTAAAACTTTGGAACGGGATAAAGTATGTATTTACTACTGCAATTAAAGCGATAAAGTTTTATCTTTGGGATATGAATCCCGTTGTATTGATTTACAATAATTGGTCTAAGGTGGTGGACTTTTTCCGCAACCTTTGGGGTACGGTTAAAGGCTTGTTTCAATCGTTTGTGGATTGGATATTTAATATCCCGTCTATGATGTACGATGCAGGAGCTAATATGATGAATAGCCTTTGGGAAGGTCTTAAAGCGATGGCTTACAAACCTATCCAAGCGGTAAAAGATGTTGCAAGCTCAATAAGTAGCTACTTAGGGGGCGGTTCACTATCAAGTACTATCCAATTAGCACAACAGGCGCAAGCGCAGCAAAGCGGACTATCTGTAATGCCACAAGGTGGCGCAACAAATAGCACGACACTAAACAAAGTAAACAGCGGAACGGCTGTAAATTATAGCCCTACAATCACAATAAACGGCGGTGGAGACGGTGCAGGGTTGGTGGATATGCTATCGCAGCATAAGGACGAGATATTGCGCCACATCAAAGAAGAGCAAGCTCGCAAAGAACGCAAAACATACTAATCAATCATGTATCTATCAATAGGCGATATAACCTTAGACGGTGTATTAGGTTTCAATACCTTTCAGGAGAGCGGCGAAAGCTACTACCCTGAGCACGCTTTGTTAGGTAGTACGCCTATTTTGCAATTTACAGGGCGCAAACTTTCAGAGTTGACAGGGGCTATCAAATTACATAGCCAAATACACGACATTAAGCAAATCCTTGCAAAGTTTAAAGAGTATCAAGAAACTGGTACTATTTGCCCTATTATTCAAGGCAATGGCGATGTATTGGGTAACTTTGTAATATTGAGCCGTAGGGTTACGCACGAACAACAAGATGCACTAGGTAATATAGTGGCGTGTACTTTGGATATATCAATTAAAGAGCATAGCCAAGTAGTAAAGCCCGCTAATCCCGAAGCAAGTACGACTACTTTTGCAACATCAAAAGATAATAGCCCGCAATTCTTAACACCTCGCAAGGCTACGGTATCAGACGCACAAGCGGCAACTATTCAATTAAGTCAAACCGCAGCAAGTGGCAACGCTATAAACAAGCTCAATAAGCAATTGCAAGCCGATAATACACAAGCTCGATTAGTGGCGGAATCGGTACGGCGCAAGGTTGCACTAATCGCACAGGCGAGCGCAAAGATTAATACTATTATCAATGCCGACCCGTTAAGCTCAATCTTTGCTCAAACACGGGATTTAGCCAATACAACAGCCTCGATAATTGTACTTTGTGACTTAATAGATACAACGGCAGTAAATTGTATTGCGGCGGTGGATAGTAATAATACTATTGGTGTGTTACAGTGTATAGACGATATTAAAAACCAAACTACAAGTTTAAATAACTTACTTGCTATTCAAAAAACTGAAAGCGTACCATTAACCGCAATCGCAGCAGCACGATAATATGGCACTTACGACATACACAACAGTAGAGGGAGAGCGTTGGTCTGATATTGCGTTTAAGGCATACGGTAACGCTTTACTATTCCCTCAAATCATTGCAGCTAATCCCCTGGCAAGTATTACAGATACATTAGCGGGCGGTTTAGTCTTAGATATTCCCGTTTTAGAAGTCGCACCTACAATTTACCTAGAAAAACCATTTTGGAAAAAATAGTACAAATATCAGTTGGGATAACATACAATCAAAAGGACGTTACAAGTGACTTGACGCCCTATCTAAAATCTTTGTCCTATACTGATCATGTAAAAGGCGAAGCGGATGATATACAGTTAGAGTTTGAGAATGTAGCGGGCAAATGGCTAAACGAATGGTATCCTAACAAGGGCGACACACTAGACGTTACAATCACGCAAGGGGAGGACACTTTAAATTGTGGAACTTTTGAGATAGACGAGATTGATTTAAGCGGCGATAAAAGCAGCGGCGACACGGTACGCATTAAAGGTATTGCAACCGCTATCAGTAAAGCACTAAGAACTAAGAAAAGTAAAGCGCACGAGGGCAAAACCTTAAAAGAGATAGCCCAAACCGTAGCAGATGCAAACGCTTTGGAATTAGTGGACAATACTACATACACCGTAACATCAAAGACTTTCAATGATAACGGTGTAAGCTTATTAAAAGCCGCTAAAATTTGCCGCAATGCAGCCAAAACAAAAAGCCTAGCAACGGCAGACCTCGCAACGGCAGTAAATGAAGTAAAGAATATATTTGCAACAGAATTGCGCTTGATAGGACGAGATAGTGACGCACAGGCATTAAGTAACGCCGCAAATATTATACTACCAAATTTAGGCGTACAGCGTCTAAGCACAGCACAGGAAAACAATACGCTTAATGCTTTGGCTTTAATTTTAGAAGACTTAGCACAGGCATTTAAAACAAAGTCGTACAACAGTACTTTTTCACGTCTTAATCAAATTAAGGTAGAGAGAGAAACGCAATGGAGAGAGACGGATTTAGCCTTTTTATCTAAGCTCGCAGCACAGTACGGCATAGCCTTTTCAGTTAAAGGCAATCAGTTGATTTTTACAGCCCTCAGCGACATTGAAAAGCGTGGTACTACTCTTTCACTAGATAGAGACGATTTAACCCGTTACGGCTTTAATGATAAAGCTACAAAGGTATATAAGAGCGCAAAGGTAAGCTACCACAATCCAAAATTATCGGAGCTTATCGAAGGCGAACAAGTGGCGAATAAAGATAGCGACAGTATAGACTATAATCAAGAGACTAGCGACGACGTATTAGAAGTTAGGGTAAAAGCAGAAACGCCGCAACAGGCGGAATACAAAGCAAAAGCAGCACTTCACGAAGCTAACAGCAACGGAACGACTGGCAATATATCAATCAAAGGTGGAATTAAATTTGTCGCTGGTGTTAATCTAAACCTAACAGGATTCGGCAAATTAAACGGCGTTTGGACAGTTACGCAATCACAGCACGAAATAAACAAACAAAATAGTTATGCAACAATGTTGCAAATAAAAAAAATATCTTAACTTTGCGCTATGTTGATGTTTGGTTATATATCGGAGTGCGATGCTAGCAAAGGACTTGCAAGGGTAAACTTTGCAGCCGATGGGATTGTATCTGATTGGCTACCAATGGCAGTAACTAAGTCGAAAGACGATAAATTTACTTACGCTTTCGATATAAATGAGCACGTTTGTTGCCTTATGGAAGATAATATGTCTAATGGTGTAATACTTTGCGCTATTTATGACGGTAAAAACGAAGCGGGAGGCAATAAAGATAAAGTGAGTATAACGTTTAGTGACGGCGGCACGGTGGAATATGACAGAGCAAACAGTAAACTAACAGTAAATACAAGTGGCGAAGTGGATATAACAGCCTCAAAGGTTGCGATAAGTGGGGATTTAGAAGTAAGTGGACAAATAAAGGCAAACGGGAATATAGAGAGTACCGCAGGAGATATGAAAGCTCTAAACGTAGAGGGTACATTAGAAGTAAAAGCATTAGCGGGCACGGTTAAATTATCAACTCACACGCATACATCGGCAGCTCCAGGTTCTCCAACTACGCCGCCAATACCAACACCATAAAATGACAACAAGTAGCACAATATCTTTAACTAACTTCGGTCAAAGCCTCACGGGCATTGACGATGTAAAGCAATGTATTGAGCTATTAGTTACAACGCCAAAAGGTAGCGACCCTTTGCGCCCTAATTATGGAGTGGATTTATTGAGCTACTTAGACCGTCCTACTAATAAATTAGCGGGGTTAAAAAAAGACATATTACAGCAGATTACGAATTACGAGCCGAGAGTTACAAAGGTTGATAAATTGATTATTACCAATGACACGTTAGGCAAAGTAAACATTGAATTGGGATTAACGACTATATACGGTCAAACAACTATAACAGCATAATGGCAGCACCTGAATTTATATCTAACGACTTGGCTACAATCACAGCCGAGATAAACGCTCTCTATCAAGATAGCGCAGGGGTTACGCTATTCCCGTCACAGCCTGAACAAACTATCCTTAATATTTTCGCTTATCGTGAAAGTTTATTGAGGGCAAAAGTGCAAAGCCTTTGGGAGCAAAATTTAGTTGATTATGCAATAGGGATTAATCTTGATAATTTAGGGGCGCTACTAGGCGTTACACGGAACGATGCAAGCGCAGCGACTTGTACTTTACAATTTGATATTATTGCAGGACACGGAGGCGTGACAATACCAGCGGGCACAAGAGTAGGAAGTACAGACGGACAAAAGGTATTTAGAACGGTTACAGCTACAACTATTCCCGTGGGAACTTATGTAGCCTTAGTACAAGCTGAAAGCACAATAGAAGGTACAAGCTCAAACGGTTTTATAATTGGTAGCTTATCAAACCTATTAGACCCTTTGGCGTTTGTAACAGCGGTATCTAATACAAACGTTACGGCGGGCGGTGCAGATATTGAAGACGACGACACACTACGCACACGCATACGATTAGCCCCTAACGCATTTAGTAATGCAGGGAGCTACGGAGCTTATAGATTTTTTGCTTTATCTGCTAACGCCAATATTATAGACGTTGCAATTACAAGTCCTACCCCTGGGCAAGTTAATATCTATCCTTTAATGATAGATGGCAGCACAACACCGCAACAAGTATTAGACCAAGTCTATGCAACTTGTAACGCTGATAATGTGCGCCCGCTTACTGATACTGTTATAGTTGATGCACCTACTGTTATTAATTATGATATTGTAGCAGACTTGACAATCTATAACACCGCAATAGGAAGCGACGTACAAGCGGCAGCAATTGCAGCCTTACAAGCCTTTGCAGACTTGCGCCGTAAAACACTAGGGCAAGATATTACAGACAGTCAAGTTATACGACAAATACAAATAGACGGCGTTTATAAAGTGGAGTTAGTCGGTTGGTCTGACTTAACAGTAAACGACACAGAATACCCATATTGCGGAAGTATCACAGTTAATATAGTAGGTTCAGTTAATGGCTAGTTTATACCCTAATTCGATGGCAAAGCATGACCATATCAAGGCATTTGATACGGTAACGGAGTCACGATTGGCAGACTTAGCTACTAGTAATATGTTAGTCTATTTAATTGACAATGTAGTGCCGCAAGCTTTGCCCGTGCTAGCTAGTCAATTTGATTTACTAGGGAATAAAGGATGGATATTAGCAGATACAGAACAAAAACAAAGGGATTTACTTAAAAACGCTATAACCTTACATAAAACAAAGGGAACGCCGTTTGCAATTAAGAACGCACTTGCTAGTATTGGCTTGCAAAACGCTCAAATAATAGAAGGTAGTAGTTTTACGCCTGATTATTACAACGGCGTTAGAGATTTTAACGGGGCGGTTACTTTTGGCACTTACTCATGGGCGGAATTTAGGGTATTGCTTGATGTGACAACCGTAGGCGCAACGCTTACAACTACTTTGTATGACCTTGCACTTGCTTTAATTGATGAGTATAAGAATGTCCGTAGTCACTTGATAGATTTATCATTAGGCGTATTTGCATCGGATGGCGTGACCGTTACGGATGGTGTACTAAGTACCGTATCTTTGGTAATTGAGGAAAATATAAACCTAAATAATACATATAACGGGGCTGTTTTATTTGACGGTTCAATAACTTATGACGGCGAAGGCTTACAAATCCAAATATTATAATGGAATTTAATATAAACAGAGTATTAAACCGCTTATTTAGTAAGCAAAACGAAAACAAAGTAAAGGTTACAGGCGAAGTAGCTATCAAGGTGTTCAAAAATGACGCTTTGATTGATACTTTTCATGATAAAAATATAGTCGTAAATCAAGGCTTTGAATTTATCTGCCAATTATTAGGCGGCGGTAGTAGTGATAGCATTACAGATATAGGCTTCGGTACTTCAAATGCGCCCGCAGTTCCTACAAATGTGGCACTAACAGCGCAGTTTGACAAGCCCCTAGACGCTATATCTTACCCTGCCTACAATTCAGTTCAATTTGCTTTTTCCTTAGGGCTAAGTGAAAACAACGGCGTAACGATTGAGGAGATAGGGCTACTAAATACAAGCGGCGACCTTTTCAGCCGCAGATTATACACAATAGTAAAAGACAATACGGTGCGTGTAGAAGGCACTTGGACAATTTCAATATCTTAATTTATGGGTTTATTTACAGACGCTTCGGAATGGAAGCCAATCTATCAGTTAGAAACTACCGACCCTGTTATAGGCGGCGCACCGACATATAGCGGCGGCGACCTTGCAACGGGCGGCTACGCTAATGCAGCGGCTAAACGCTTAGCAAACCGTACAAAGTATTTACTTGACGGCATTGCAAACGCCACGCTAATAGCTAACGGCGCATACCCTAGCACTAAACGCAATGCGGTTTTAAGCGGTGCATGGGATGGAGCTACTAAACTCCCTGCTTTTTGCCGTTTAAAGCCTAGTACTACAACCATTATCCAACTACAAAGCGGCACGGTTTTAAGCTTTGCGGCGGGTTTTGATGCGACTACGGGGCGGGCTATTGACTATATTGTAAAGCTAACGGCAAACGTAGAGATAACACCGACTTATTCAAGCGGCGCAACACGTTACATTGTAGCGACACGCAACGCAACAACAGGGGCGGTTACTATTAGCGCATTATCTATTAAACCCGTTGCAAGTTATATTGAACCCGACCCAGCGACTAACAACATGGTTTGGTTTAGCTTGTCGGACGGCAAAGTCTATAAGCATGACGGCACTAGCTTTGTTGAGGGGCAATACTGTTTAGTAGGCGAACTTAAATTCACGACTAGCGGCTCAGGCTTTACCTACGTTAAAGCGTATGACGTAAACCCTCGTGATATTGGCGTTATTCGCACGGTATCGCAATTAAGTAGCGTTTTAGCTTACCCAAGTGATGATTTTTGGCTAACTTGTGACGGCACAAATGTAAGCCGTACAACATACGCCGAATTATTTCAACGCATTGGCACGACATACGGAGCGGGCGATGGTTCAACTACATTCACGCTTCCTGACTTTACATTAAGCACACAGACGACAGGTACGCCGTCTTATTATCTCACATATCAAATTAAGTTTCAATAATATGGCACAGTTTATAAATGCAGTAGCTAAAAATGCTAATTTCATTTTTCTTTATCATTATGATTCAGTAGCAGAATCACTATCTGAACGCATAAAATCTATTCCAATTAATAGATTTTCGCATGACTTTATTAAAAGTGCGGATGATTCAAATACTAAGACTTTAATTTTAAAGGATGGTAGTGAAAATGTTTGCACTATGACAATTAGCGGCGAAGCTAATTTATTGCCATTTAATTGGTACGTTTTTATTAACGAGACGCTAGATACCGCCGTTACAGAAGCTTATCCGTTACTCAATTTTTTCTTGAACCCGTAGCCGCTAGCACAAGCGATTACGGTGTTTATTTGTGCGAAATATCCTACACGGGCAATGGGGTATCAGGAGACTCTGCAACTTACACGGCCATTACAATAAATAGTAGTACACACAGCAGCGTTGCGGCGCTTTCAGATTTTAGCAGCTTAGAGCAAGACACTAATCAAGCTTTGTCAGAGGCGGGCGGCGGCTCGGTAGCAGTACTTGTAAGTAAGACTAATGAAGGGGATATTGATGCTAATGGCGGCAGTATTAGGGTTTATTTGCAAATAATCTACCCGAGTATTAATATCACTAGTGCAAGTATCGACTTAGTGATTAATGAAGTGCCGCAAACATTTAACTTCGATAAAATACCAAACGTGTAATTATGGCACTAGGACTAATTAACCAAGACGGCTCGGCGGCTCTAAAGTTCATAAAGCATATAGTTTATGCTTTGCTAGTTATCGTGTGCTTATCGGTGGGGTTTAATGTCTATACCTATGTACAGTTATATTGGCACATAGGGAAAAGTAAGGAACTCCAAGATAAGTTCGAGCAATGTAGTATTGAGAGTACGGCAAACGCTAACTATATAAAAAAGACCGTAGAGGAGCTATTGACGTGCAACAAGGAAAACATCTATCTTAGGGATGAATACAATGTCCTACGGGCAAAGGCTGAGCTAAGAGGGATAATCGTACACCCATTAAACAACGAATAATTATGAAAACAGGAGATAAAGTAGTGCTTAAACTAGATTTAAGACTAGTTCCGCTTAATGCAAGTACGCCACGGGGTGCATTGCAAACGCAATTTAAACAAGGTGATGTATTTGAGCTAGTGTCTATCAGTGGCGAACAAGCCACAGTGAAGGACAAAGAGGGAAATTTTTGGACGGTATTGATGGAATTTCTTGGGCTTGTTCAGGAGGTTACACATGTTGACCAGAATACAACCATTGGCGAAGGCTTGACGATTATGCAAAGCATCGGCAATTTCTTTGCGAACTTATTTAAGCGCAAAAAGAAAAAATAGACAGTAGTTGCGCCTTGCGAAAGGACTAAACAGCAACTCATTCACCCGCTAGCTTTCTAAACTGGCGGGTTTTTTATTTGAAAAAAATAGGTCAAAAAGTTTGCGATTGATTGAAAAGTTGTATCTTTGTGTCCTAATCAGATGTAAAGCGCACCGAAAAGCGCATGAAACCTATATCATTAACCCTAAATCTCAATATCATGAAGTAATTACTTGGTCGTTTGCGTACGCCTAAACACGCACTCAAAACAAATCGTAAAGAGTAAGCGCATTGTAATAGAAACAAGTGCTTATTCTATCTAAAATCGAGTAATAATAATATCAAGAAAAGCCTTTCAATGCAAAACGTATTGAAAGGCTTTTGTTTTAAATTCAAACGTATGACACAAAGAAACTTAACAATACCGCCTGAACGTCCTAAATTGACCTTAGAGGACTTTAATAAGGTGGTTGCACCTCATAATATCAATCGGTCAAAATATCCGTTCTTATTGGTCGCTAGACGTGACCATTACGGCAATCTAGTGGGAGGGGCGCAAAACAACCGCAATTATTATGATGATGCTTTGATGTTGCATATTATCAATAAAGACGGTTCACAGTTGTTCAAAACTTTCAACTGGAATACAGACCCTAGTTCGTTCCGATTAGCAACTAAGGAAAAGAAAGGTATGGGTACTTTATGTAAAGGCTTGTATTTCGCACACCGCTTAGACTGGCATCAAAATAAATACTTAGCTATTTGCCAACGTGTAGCAGTCGTAAATGCCACAAGAGACGGTCAAACGGGAATAGATAGGGGAATGTTTGGCTGCAATATGCACAGCGGTGGTATATTCAATACAAATAGTGAGATGTGTCAAACAGCACCGCCCCCGCAATTTGACGACCTTATGGCTACGGTTTTGGCTTATTGGGGCTTGAATTTTTACGAACTGTTTAAGGATAATCTAAACCCAACTAAACAAGAGCGGGCTAATTTTGACGCTATCTTGAATGGCAATCCCGAGATGCGACAAATGGTATTTCCTTACTTACTTTACTAAACCTTTTGCCGTGCAAAGCGTTATACTTTCAGAATGATATACGGGGCTGTTTACTTAGGACAGAGAGACCGCTACTTAAACACCCCGTTAGGATATAAATAAATAACGCCCGCTTCTTTCGAGGTGGGCGTTTTGGTTTTATGGCTTATATACCAACTCTTCCTTAGTTAATGCAAAGTATATGTTTTGTAACTCATGGACATGCTCTAATGCAACTGGCGAATCTCCAACTATACTAATCCAATATGTGTTTTTGGTGTGATTAGTATCTACTCTAATTCCAAAATCATTAGACGCTTTTCTTACCCAACCCCAAGGGAACAAAGTAAACCCGAATGCCGTCAATATTTCCTTAGTGATTGGCATAGGGGATAAATCTTTAACCCAAAGCCGCTGCCATTCTAAGACTTTTGCGGGGATTTCATCATAATATACCGCCTCTACATAAAGCCCTATTGTAAGGATTTTTAGAGGTTTATAAGTTACAGGCAAATGCACTTCGCCGCTTCTTGATATAGGGTAAAATAAATTACCTATTCTTAATTC